GAAAGGAGTATTTTTATGGACAGTACGTTGAATGCGACATGAAGAAGAAAAAGAGGAATAAATAGCATTGGAAGTAAGACAGATTACATATAAGAGTGCTATTGATTTTCTTCTCCCACGACATTACAGCGGTAGAAAACCACAAATCAAGTGGGCTTTCGGTTGGTTTGACGATGACGGAGTGTTATCTGCGGTTTGTACTTTTGGCAAACCAGCAAGTAATTCGCTTTGTCGTGGGATATGCGGTGACGAATACAGCGCCAACGTATATGAACTGAATAGACTGTGTAGAGTTGATGGGTTCGCCCCCCCCTATCGCAGTTTGTAGGCAAGTGTCTCAGGATCCTGAAAGATGAAAATATCATAGTTGTTTCATACAGCGATACAGCTATGAATCATCATGGGTATATTTATCAGGCTTGCAACTTCATATATACTGGCGCAACTGTGGCGAGAACAGATAAATATACCGCAAAAGGGAAACATCCAAGGCACTACAAAAACGAAGAACAAAACGGATACAGAAAAGTAAGGTCTTCAAAACACAGATATGTTTATTTCTGTACTAAGGATAAGAAACTAAAAAGCAAGTGGGAACAAGCGTTGAGATACAAATCGCAAAAGTATCCAAAAGGAGATAATAATCCTGATTATAAACTTGGTGATTATCTTCAAGACAAAATAATTAAAGCAAGGAGTAAAGATGGAAAAGAAGACTAAGCTGTCACCACCGTGGATTACATATTACTCAGAACTCACAAAGTTCTTCGGCAATGACCCGGAAGTGCACCCTATGTTCAACGAAGAGAATATGACCATCAGCATCTTCGTAGACAATACCGACAAAGCGGATGCGCTTACATTGCTTCTAAAGCCGTGTGTTGAATTTGGCAACGTGAATGTTGCTATCAATGTGATTCCGCCGAATAACTCTCAGAAGACGACATTTCAACTCATGAAGATTGCCCTCGCAAACAATCCGGCGTGTAAAGAGTTTAAATCTGTCAAAGATGTGTTTGGCAATGAAATTAATTATGCGCTCTTCAATAATGAAGTCGTTCAGTTTTTCAATGACAATATCGGGGATCCCAATGGATTTAAGACAATGCTTTACAGCGAAATCGCAGAAGATATCTTTAAAGAACATGACTGCGTTTTCTTCAGTACGGCTGCGAAAAGTGAATGGAATTTCTAATGAGGTTTAAATGAAATATAAAGGATTGAAAATCGGTGTTTTCTACGAAGACAGACCGTGGGTTGAGTATTGGTTTCGTGAGTTCATCAAAAAGTACGGCGAGTCATGTATCAGTCAATGTGCTTTCACTAAAGACAGGCTCTTTTTAATTCTAAAAGACGGCACGCAAATCATCTCATGCCAAGCGAATGACCACTCAATAGGGCAGAGATTCGACAAGGTATACGTTGAGCCGACAATCAGTAGAAAGGTTATAGATGGACTGATTTCGCCGATGATCTTCAGTCCACAAATCATCATAGAGGATTTTTAAGTGGGAGATTATCTTAGAGAATCCATACGTAAAGAGCATGGTGACGATTTTGTAAAAATAAGAACAGCCATTGCAGAAGCATTGAAAGATTATCCAAACTTCATCGGAGTAGACTTCTCTGACGTACATGCAGGTGGAATCCAGATAGGCGGTCTCCATAAAGAGATTACTGGATTCTACTATGCAAGTATGCCGACAATCAAGTACGACTTCAGCAACATCGATGAGGTTGTGAAAGAGTTTGTTGATGGATGGAAGACGGCAGATAATCCTGAGTCGGTCGGCAATTTTAAGCGGTTCTTAGAATTGGGAAGTATGTACGGATGGGATTGATTTGGAAGAAGGTAAACTGATTTATGTATGTCGTGTGGAAACAATATTGAGACACATTAAAGAGATGATAATCAATGGCGACACGACAAGAAACCAACTTATAGGCATCATAGAAAACTATATTGATTCGTTGAACGACCATGATGACGGAAAGGTAATTACATGGAAACAAGAAGAATCATTGTCGCAGGAAGCAGAAACTACAAAGACTACAGAAGAATAAGTTCTGTACTCAGTAAGTTTATCAGTATGTTCACAGAAAACGGTATCAGCCCTGAATTTATCAGTGGCGGTTGCCGTGGAGTAGACACTCTCGCAGAACGGTTTTGTAAGCTACATAACTATCCAATCAAGGTATTTGAGGCAGATTGGGCTACTCACGGAAAGAAAGCAGGATATCTGCGAAACAAACAAATGGCTGAGTACGCAGCCGAAGACAATGGAATGCTGATTGCATTTTGGGACGGTGAAAGCAAGGGAACAAAGATGATGGTAGACCTTGCGATGAAGAACGGATTGACGGTTCACGTAGAGAATGTGTGAGGTGATGTATGAAGACAAGAAGAATCATTTTGGCACTCATTGTTGCTCTTATCATCACAGCTGTTCCTGTGATGGCGAGTGAGAAGATATATCCGGGCTGTACGTTCGAAGAAATGGTTGCCAAAAGATCAAAGAACGGCATGTACCGAGACAAGTACGGATTCTACAGAATATACAAACACGGCAGAATGCTCACTGGTGATATTAAATACAACGGACGCTATTACTACGCACACAAAACAGGCACAAAGAAATATCCAAAAGGAACGCTGACTTGCGAAGAAATCAGGATCCGTGAAGGGAAATGGTACGCCTACGACATTGACGGCGAGATGTTTGTCAAAGACAGATATGTCCGCACAGGGCGGTTCAAACGCTCCAAGGTTCTCGATATAGACGAAAGAACAATGTCTGTCATCAATATTTATAATTATTCGAAGCAATTCAAACAGCATGGCAGATACAATGTGAGGCTTCGGAAGTGGCAGTTCGAGCGGACATTTGATGATTGGTATACGCCAAAACAGAAGAAGTCTATCCCAACAGAATGGATTGATTACCAGAAATGAGGTGTGTGTGAATAGTAATAAACAACTGTACGAAGTCCTGTCGCAGATTCTTGCCAATCAAGAAATCTTACTACTCGCAATGAGTAGATTTGTTACACCTCATTGCGCCGAGGCAAATAATGTTAAATGGCTTTCTATAAACAGTTCGCTTATTGATGAGTATCACAGAACAAGAGAGATGCTTGGCAAAGAGGAAACTGGCAAGTTCTGGAAAGGCAGTAAAAGAGGAAGCATTATACACTAAACAATGATTGCGTATAAATTAGTTAGACAAGGTAGAGATGGAAACCTATATCCGCTGTTTATCGACAGGAACAGACCTTATATTTTTGGCGAACATAGAACGGCAGAGTACATTCCCACAAAGGGATTTGCTCCGAGATTAGGTTTCCATTGCTGTTTTACTCCATACGCTCCGCACTTGAAGCAACATCTCAAGAGTGGTGAAAAGAGGGTGTGGATAGAGTGTGAGATAGATGATTTCAAGACGTATCCAAGACCGCCAAGTCAAGGTGGCGAATGGATTTTAGCGCAGAAGTTAACTGCGTTAAGAACCATCAGTGATGATATGGTTAAGGAATTAAATGCACTTGCTAAATAAATAATGCAAATAATAACGGATGTAATTTAATAGAATGGTAGAGAAAAGAGAATATAAAAGTTTTTACAAGACTGTCGGTGGAAACGAGGGAAATAAATGTAATTATCCAACAAGATTAGATACATACGGGTGTGGTTGCAGTCATGATTGCAGATATTGTTATGCGAAATCATTACTCAATTTTCGTGGGCTATGGAATCCTGAGAACCCATCCGTTGCTGACATAGAGAAAATCAAGAGGAAGATTGCCAAAATTCCCAAGGATACACAGGCAATCAGGCTCGGTGGCATGACTGACTGTTTCCAACTGATAGAGAGAGTTCACCGGGTTACATATGAAACTATCAAGGCTCTGAATGAGAACAGAATACCGTATCTGATTGTTACGAAAAGTGCAATGATAGCGGATGATGATTATCTTGCAATATTAGATAAGGATCTCGCACATGTCCAGATTACGGTAACGACAACTGACGATGACTTCAGCCTGTCTTATGAAAAGGCAAGCGTTCCAAGCGAGAGGATTAAAGCCATAGAGAAACTTGCCAAGAATGATATTGATGTGGCTGTCAGGTTATCTCCGTTCATTCCGCAGTTTGTCGATATCAATGTCATCAACAACATAGAATGTGACAAGATTCTCATAGAGTTTTTGCGTGTAAACTCATGGATAAAAAAGTGGTTTGATATCGATTATTCTGAGTACACAGTGAAGCAAAGTGGCT